CTGAAAACAGCCTGGGAGATGCTCTGTGCCGCAGGATTCCAAGTACTCCGACAAGTTCGCGATCGCCTACATTCGCGTCAGCACCGCTGGCCAGGCGCGCTCGGGACTCGGCCTCGAGGCGCAGCGCCAGGCCATCACGGACTTCGCCTCGCGCGAGGGCTTCACGATCAATCGTTGGTTCCAGGAGGCCGAGAGTGGCGCCGGGAGCGATGCGCTGGAGCGCCGGCCGCAGCTGGCGGCGGCGATCGACGCGGCCCGCAAGGCGCGCGGTCCCGTCCTGGTCGCGAAGCTCGATCGGCTCTCGCGCGATGTGCACTTCATCAGCGGCCTGATGGCGCACCGGGTCGAGTTCATCGTGACCGACCTCGGCCGCCAGTCCGACCCCTTCATCCTGCACCTGTTTGCAGCGCTCGCGGAGAAGGAGCGGGCCCTGATCAGCGAGCGCACCAAGGCGGGTTTGCAGGCAGCCAGGCGGCGCGGGCAGCGGCTCGGGATGCGCGCCAGATCAAAGCGCGACGTCCGGCGGATTGCCGCGCGAGGCACGGCGGCGAATGCTGCAGCGGCGTTACAGCGCATCGAGGCCCTGCGGCCGCAGATCGAGTTTGCGCTGAAAGACGACGCGCCACTGCGCCAGGCGGCCGAGACGTTGAACGCCCGCGGTGTGCAATCGCCGCGCGGTGGACGCTGGCACGCGCCCTCGTTGCTCAAGGCCGCTCGCAAACTCGGCCTGCGCTAGCACCGCGCCTCGCGCGCGCCACGCTCGGCCTTCCTGACGTATCAACACCGCGGCCCGCGACTGCGCGGCGCCACGGGCTTCCTATAGCGTCGTGCGAGCTCGGCGCTGTAACGCGTTACCGAACCAACACGAGGGTGCCCGCATGAGCAGCCGCAGCATCGGCGGCGCGCTCGACACGGCTGCGCTCGCGCGCATGCACTTCCATGCGCTCGACCGCGAGCAGCAGTCGCAGGCGATCCGACGGCTGGCGGCTGCTGGCCTAGGCGAGCACACGATCGCGCACGCGACCGGCGTTTCCGTTGAGCAGATCCGGCGCGAGCTCGCCGAGCAGGTGGGCACGTGAGCGAGACGCGCGCCGATGTGCAGGCGTCTGCACAGGACTCGCTGTCCGGGTTGTCGTGCGATGCCGCTGAATCGAGCGAGCGCCGCTTCTACGTGTTCCTGACTCAGCGTCCGCACGATGCCGAGGCGTGGCCGCTCGTCTACGTGAGCCGCGAGCTGGCCGAGCACGCTCCGGATCGCGTCTCGGAAGTGGTCGAGGTGCGCGTGCCGCCGCGGGGTGTCGGATGAGCCTGATCATCGGCATCGATCCCGGTCTATCAGGCGCCCTCGCGATCCTGGGCCCCGCGGGGGAGCTCGAGCGGCTGGAGGACTTGCCGGTGATCCGTGACGGTCGCCTGGCATGGGTTGACGGCGGTGCGCTGCAGAGCCTGCTGCTCGACACGCTGAACGGCCGCCCGGTTCGCGCCATCGTCGAGCGCGTGAGCGCGATGCCACGCCAGGGCGTGGCGAGCGCCTTCAACTTCGGCGTGGGATTCGGCTCGGTGCTCGGGGTGCTGCAGGCGCTGCACATCGGGATCGAGCTCGTCACGCCCGCGGTGTGGAAGCGAGCGCTGCACCTGAGCGCCGACAAGGCTGCCTCGCTGCATAAGGCGCGCCTCCTGTATCCGTCGGCCGAGCTGCACCTGGTCAAGCACGACGGCCGCGCGGAGGCGCTGCTGCTCGCGCACTATGGGCTCAGCGGCTGGCTGCAATGACTTCAATCCCCTTTCGCCCTGCCTGCGGGCAGACACCCACAGGTCCGCCCGGGAATGGCGGGGCTCAAGCCCAACACCCGGCCCTTGAGTTCGAAAAGCGCGACCGCGAGCGTGCGAACGTCATCCTGCGCGAGCGGGCCGACATCGTGCCGTTCCGTCCGCTTCGCAAGCGCGACGAGCCCCCGTCGCGGCCGCTTCCGCCGGCGCAGCCCGCGCGGCCTCAGCCGTTGCGGCCGGCGGCGAGCGGTGAGCGCGTCGAGTTGCTAGAGCGCATTTCGCGCGGCCGCGCCCAGGGCGCACGCCAGTTCGGCGAGCTCGAGGGGACCGTCACCGCATGATCGGATTCCTCAACCAGGGAAGGCAGGCGCTCATCAGCGCAGCGCAGCGCACGATTTACGAGCACACCGGCCCGGCGGCCGTGCCGCCGGCGGTGCTGTGGCGGGCACCGGCCGAGAACGACGCGGACTTCGAGGCCCGTATCGAGCGAGCCCGATCGAAACTCCCTGCGCAGAGGCTGCTCCTGGCGGTGTGCGGGCGGCAGACCTCAGCGCCTCGAGAGGGCGTCCGATGGGTGCAGCTGCCGCCGCGTTTGCTCGCGCTCCTCAATCCGCGCCAGCCCGCGCGCTACCGTGTCGCGTACGGTGGCCGCGGCTCAGCCAAGAGTTGGTCGTTCGCGCGGGGGCTGATCGTGCGCACGCTCGAGCGCCCGACGCGAGTCCTGTGTGCCCGTGAGCTGCAAGGCTCCATTCGCGAATCCGTTCACCGGCTGCTGTCCGATCAGATCGGGCAGCTCGAGTTACAGCCTTGGTTCGAGATCCAACAGACGGTGATCTTGGGCGCCAACAACAGCGAGTTCATCTTCGAAGGGGTCAGATCCAACCCAACAAAAATAAAATCGATGGAGGGGATCAACATCGTGTGGTGCGAGGAGGCAGAGCGATTCAGCGCCGCCTCCTGGGAGATTCTCATCCCCACCGTCCGTAAGGCCGGCAGTGAAATTCTCGTAACCTTCAACCCCGATCTGGAAACCGACCCGACGTATCAACGCTTCGTGACCTCTCCGCCGCCTGGTGCGCTCGTGGACTTCGTGATCTGGAAGGACAACCCATGGTTCCCGGCGGAGCTTGATGCCGAGCGACAATACCTTGAGCGCGTGGATCCCGACGCCGCTGCTTGGATCTGGGGCGGGCAGTGTCGCGCGGCGAGCGATGCGCAGATTTTCCGCGGCAAGTTCGTGGTCGAGGCCTTCGAGCCGGTTACGCACACCTCTGCAAACGGCGAGAAGCCGTGGAGCGGCCCGTACGCGGGCGCGGACTGGGGTTTCTCGCAAGACCCAACTGTTTTGATTCGCTGTTGGATTAGCGAGCGCACGCTCTACATCGAGCACGAGGCCTATGCCGTCGGCGTTGATATCGACAAGACATCGGCGCTGTTCGATCGCGTGCCAGGCGCCCGCAACATGGTCATCCGGGCCGATAACGCGCGGCCTGAGACCATCTCCTACATGCAGCGGCACGGCTACCCGCGAGTGAGCGCCGTCGAAAAGTGGACCGGCTCAGTGGAGGATGGCATCGCGCACATCCGCCAGTACGAGCGCGTCGTGCTTCACCCGCGCTGCACGCACACCATTGAGGAGTTCCGACTGTATTCGTACAAGGTCGACCAGCTGTCGGGCGATGTGTTGCCGGATGTGGTTGATGCCCACAATCACGCGATCGACGCGCTGCGCTACGCGCTGCAGCCCATGATCCGCCGCATCAACACGGGGATCCTCGACTACTACCGTCAAGAGTTGGCGCGACAGCGCGGCGAAGTGGCTCAGAGCGGCCCGGCGGCGCAGACGGCGCAGAGCGCACCCAAGAAGGCGCCACTGGCCCCGCCCGTAGTGCGGACGGAAATCATATGACGACCGACGGGGGGTGCCCCGCCCGCAGGGGCTGCTCGTTGCCTGTCACTCGGTTGCACGGCCACGCCAAGCGCCGCCGCCGTTCAGAGCCCAAGGGACGTTGAGCCATGGCCGACGACATCCAGTTTGAATTCACCGCGCAGATCGCCTCGCTGTTGGCGGCGCTCGGCGAGGCGCAGTCCTCGATGGAGACAGCGTTCTCCGGCATGGAGGCCAAGATCGAGGAGGTGTCGGAGAAGCTCGACAGCTCGCTCAAGGGCAGCGTCGAGAGCACCACCAACGCCTTCAACGAGCTGCAGGCCGCCATCACGGCCGTGGCCTCAGTGGCCGTGGTGGAGAAGCTGGAGAGCAGGCCCAAATCAATGATATAATCCTGGGCAGGGTTGATGGCGTTACCGGTGAAACCGAGGGCGAGATCGCCCTTGGTGATGGTTTGAGCGTAAGCGCCTTGACCGACCAAGGCTACTGCAGCGCTCAGGATGGCTGCTTTAGTTGGGTTTTTCATGTTTTCTGTTTGGTTTTCCGCGGGACTGTTGGTTTTTTTAATTTGCCGGGGCACCCATAAGTGTCCCAGCAGGCAAAAGACTATAAGAAAATGTGCGTCGAAAACATCCAGTGAGAGGAACTACACCTCAAGTTTTCGGACTGAGGAAACTCGATTGCAATTCGTTTATGTTCAATAGGATGTGAATAAACAGGCTCGCCGAGGGTGATGCGTGGGCAAGCTGTTGCAGAAAGGTCACTTTGGTTCGACCGTGTTTCAGCCGTCGGAGGAGGCCGGAAGCCGGGTGATTTGACACGTCGCGCGGGCACGGCTATATAGTCCCTCGTAAAAAGCAATCCAACGAATGAGCAGGCTTCACCGGAAAAAAATTTCGACGATTTTCGGCATCGCGTTGATGCTGGGCTGCGCGGTATCGCAAGTTCGCGCGGGTAACCAAGTAGTTGCGTGGGGCGCGGGTGCCATTATAGCCAGTCCGGCGGATTTCAATAATTACGGGCAATCGATGGTGCCCGGCAATCTGAGCAACGCGGTTTTTGTCGCGGGTGGATGGCGCCACAGTCTGGCGGTAAAA